ACTGCTTCAGCTAGAACAGGATGCGTTGCACCTGCTGCGCCTTGAAACGGTTCTGTCCGTTGTTCGTATTTAAATCCTAATAGATCTAGACCCTGTATGTAAGAATGCTCCCATTCTTTTCTAGACGTTTTGTAATCCATGTAGTTTTGATTTAACGTTGAACCAAGAGGACCTAATATTTCCTCCGGAAGTAACTCAGCGAGATTATCAAAATGACCTTCTCCCTGTGGTTGACTAAAAGCTCCTGGTTCAAAGTTAACTTCTACACCTCCGTCATCAGTCGGTGTAATTTCCGTGTCGCCTTGACTTGGAATGGATTCTTGAATTTCTTCTGTGATCTCGACCTCTTTTTCAGGGCCTTCGATCTCAATAGTTTTTCTAACTTCGTTTGGAAGTGATTTGTCGATATCTGCCATTTGTATTCTCCAATCTTTCTTGTTTATCTTGTTTTGTCTCCTTAATCAAGCCTCGTGGATCAGGGCCAGATAGAGGGGGTATCTCTTTCCATTTAACGTGTTTCATATTTTTTACAAGGGTCGGATTAGTCTTCTCTGTCATCGTGCCACCTCTCGTTAATTTTTGTTGCCATCCAAAGAGCTAAAGGGACACAAATAATAAACGTAAGTTCTGCTGCCCTTTGCCAGCTTATGTTTAAATAATACCCTAAAAATTGTGTAATTAAAATAGGTATGCATCCTCCACAAAGAATTAATATTGCCATTCTGTAATAAAAAGGAGGTTTCACCAGTAGTAACTCTTTTTGCCCCTAGGTAAAGGTTCTTCTTGGTAATCTTCAGGGTGAGTTATCAGTCCTCCTTGTCTATATCTTAATAGGGCTTGAGTTACAGAATCCACTAAGTCATCATTCTCTCCAAAGGGAAAAGCAGCACATTCTTCTACAACTTCTTCTGCATACTCACGATCTAGAGGAGCATATATTTTACCTGACTCAAATAAAGGAGCTACTGCATTTATTCTTGCGTGTTTATCTTGACCTTTACTTGGAGTGAAATTGACTACGGGTATGTCCATGTTCCTTAATTCATGTGTCAGTGGCAAACCTGAAGCTTTAGCCTCCACGATTACTGTTTCAGGTTTCCAATAATCATATTGTTCTTTGGCCACGCGCCTTAGTTCTGGAAACTCAACTCGACCTTTCCACGCATCAAGGAGAATTAAACATTCTTGTGAATCTTCAGTTTCTCTAAATATGCCCCATGTTGTAATGGCAGAATAGTCAGCTGTTTCTTTTTTTAAAAATGCAGTATCGTAAGATTGAATGCAATGTGTAACCAAAGGTAATTCGTCTTTATCCCAATCGTTCCACCATTCTCTTTTTATAATCGCACCTTCTTCTGATGTTGGATTTTGTTGATACTGTGCATTAAATTTATTTACACCAGCTGAAGCTTTAACTGCTTCGAAATCTTCTAGCTTCCAATATTCTGGCCACACAGGTTTTCCGTTTGGTAAAATTGCAGGGAACTCTATGATGTCCCACTTGTCTGCATTTTCATCTGCTTGTGCATTTACTAATCTTGCAGTCAGATCTTTAGTTGACCAACGAGTCATAACTACAACAATACGACCACCGGGTTGTAAACGTTGTCGTGGTCCTGAAGTATACCATTCGTAAGCTGTATCAAAAGCTGTAGTCTTGTTACTTGCTCCATCTTGCTCTGAATGTGGATCATCAATAATTAATAAATCTGCACCTCTTCCGGTTACAGCACCTTTGACACCAACAGCAAAGTATTCACCTTGTTTAGAAGTATTCCAACGTCCAGCAGCTTTAGAGTCTTCTTGTAATCTTGTAGAAAAAATTTTTTGATAATTTTCTGAGTCGATTAAATTTTTTGTCTTACGCCCAAAACTAATTGCAAGTTCTGCTGTGTGAGTTGCTTGAATAATCTTTAACTTAGAATTTTTACCGATCATCCATGCAGGCAAAAAGTAAGACGCAAATTCTGATTTAGTATGCCTAGGTGGCATATTAATAATTAAACGAGTAATTTCTCCTGTTGCTAATTTATTAAATTTTTCTGCGATACGTGCGTGGTGGGACCCCTCTATAAATTCAGGCCACATTTGTTTTACAAAAGATAAAAAGTCATCATGGGCTTCTTTTCTATCAGCTGCCTCATCTGCGTTAACGAGATCTTCTTTCAGCTTTCTACGTTTGATAGGATCTTTAATTTTATTAATTTTTTCTAATGTCAGCATATGTTTCAATATGGGTATAAACTAATATACATGTAAAACTATTCAAATCAAACTATATAGGGTAGGTCTGGGACCCCTACTACACCACACCCCTTACGATTTTTTAATAAAGCTATAACGGCAGTAATAATTCCTATTGGGACCTCTATTAGGGTGGGACCCGCCCACATGCTCTTCTCTGTGGAAAAGGCGACCCATTTTGGTCGCCTATCCTATTGACTTATCCTATAATATCCTAAGCCCTTTTGTAATGTTTATTTATTAGGTAAGCTTTCTTTTTATTTATGTCATCAAGTTTATTAAAATGCTTTCCTAAAAACTTCCAACGACCTGAAGAAATATATTCGATCAAAAACAATTTACCTGTTTTATAATCGTGAATACCATAACCCCATTGAGTTGGAGTACTGACCGCGTGCCGTGTTTTTTTATCCAGCTTATGATAAATAAAATAACTTATCGCCTGAGTAGTGCTGAACCTTTTTCTGCTGTAAAAACCATTTTTAGTTTTAAACATTTGTCCTCCTTTGTCCATGTATAGGATATTAAAGGAAAGTATTTATATGTCAAATAAAAAATTTCTTTTTTTCCTGGGTGGGTCCCGCCCACATGCTCTTCTCTAAATGAGCTATGCAGTTTATGCATAGGATAATGTAGGATACCCTATGCAAGAACTACATGGCTTATTAATCTAATAAAACCATATATTGTTTCGGAAAATATTTAATAAACCAATCCAAACCTTTTCTTTGAGATTTCCAATCTTGAAACATCTCACTACCAATAATCACATCATACACAGCAACAGCAAATGCAGGAAGTGTGCAAGACTCACCACCAAAACGATTTTTTACAATCTCCTCAGTAGTTGGATCCTCGGGCAAAGCTACTTGAAACGGCAGCTTATATTCTTTGTTATTATATTTAATTGTTTTCATTTGTCCTTTCCATTTGTTTGTGAGAGTTTTTATACTAATCTATGTGCCAACCCCTCTCAAAGCACTCTCCTTGCGTTGTTTGTTAAATAGGATATTAAAGGAAAGTATTTATATGTCAAATAAAAAATTTCTTTTTTTCTTTTTTTTCTTGGGTGGGTCCCGCCCACATGCTCTTCTCTCCGACCCATTTTGGTCGTGATATTTATGCAACATCAATGTGTTGCATTTCTGCAACACATTGAGCTTTTTACAAGTTAAGCTGTTTTTTTATCAGCTTTGACAAAGGACTTGAAAAAAATCTGTTGAATTCTAAACTGCTCAAAACACCAGTCGTGATTTTCTGATGAGATAGTGTTTAAAATGTCCTTTGCTTGCTTGCATTTTTTCGCGTCTTCTAAATTGTCAAACGTACCAACGACTTCAACCTTGCATTTATATTCTTTTAAAGTTGCAAAGTTATGCTCTTCAATTTTTAAGACTACGAATTTTACGTTGTGTCCTATCATGGTTTTTATTTCTCCTTTCATGCCTTGACAATATAGGAAATTAATATAATGTCAATACTAGAAAGGAAAAAATATGAAACTAAATAAAGGCGATAAATTTATTGCCACTTGGACACCCGAAACGATAGACGGGCAAGAAAATATGCAAGGTCAACGCATAACGCGAAAAGGACAATGGGACGAAAAAAGCAAAATTGACAGAAACAAAAAGACTGGCAAGTTGTATATGACTTTTTGGGATAGAGACAAAGACAGATACACGACTGCCAACGCTGAAATTGTCTCGGTATCAGCAAACATATTTCAAAGTGAATAATGGAAATAGTTGATTTTGTAATTATGTTTTTAGCAGGTATTTATATCTTGTATTTTTATACTTGAATTAAAAGGGGGCTTTCGCCCCCTTTTTTCTTTAGTTTGATATTTGTTTTATTTTAGAAGTATCCACGACCCACGCAATACCAATTTTTTTAGTTGAAGCGTCAAGCGACTTGATTAAGTCTTCAGGCGTACCGCTTTCCATTACAACATCTATTGAGTGTCGCTTTAACTCTTCAAGTTGTTTAAGCTTCAAGCCTTCAGGTCTTCTTCTTATTTCACGATCAACAAGATCACGCGCCCAGTCCTTCAGTTGCTCTAAACAATCATCAAGAGATATCTTTTCTTCTCTATCTCTCATATTGTAAGTAAGACCTTTTTTAGTTGGGTCTTGTTCCGCCTTCTTTTTGAAGAAGGTTTGAGCTTTTTCTCTTATTGCCTTCAGTTGAGCTTCTGCCCTCTTAAACTCATTTAAGATTTTATCAGCGCCCATTTTCTTTGCGAGCTTGCCTACTATTTTTTCAGTAGCTTCAGCTCTATATTGTTTTACCAACAATTCCTGTTCTTCAATTAAAGGGTTGAAATTTCTTCGCACCTTTTCTTTGAAGTGGTCTAGTTGATACTTCGTCATTGTTTTTGCCATTTGGCCTCCTTTTTTGTTATATTAATTTATAGGATAATTAAGGATAGCTGTCAAGCTCTTATTTTTTTTTTTTTCTTGGGTGGGACCCGCCCTCAAGCTCTTCCCTCTGAAAAAAATTTTTTTAACTGTTGACAAGGGTTATAGGATTTGATAGGATTACATTAGTCAAGTAGGCAAAAATAGGGACGTAGTCCCACAGGTTTTTTGGTAACTGGTGATTGGTGAAATCAACACGTTAAAAAAGGACGGCTTACCAAGTGCTTGACCATTAGGGGGGTTTGACAATCGGGTTAACCGGTTTTATCCCCCTCGGGTAAGTTCGGAGTACAAGCCCTAAAATGAACTCTAGGTTTTTGTGTATTTCCCCTCACCTGAAATACACACGGTTATAAGAAGGCACATGTACAGGTGTTATGGATTCGGCATTCCGTTCTTCGCGTTATAACCCTCAGGCTCAAGTGTGAAGACCTAACGCGGATGTGAGGGACAGGCCCTCGTTAAATAACTCGTTGTGGTTCCGCTCAACACTTGAGCCAAACTTATTTTTTTTTGGGTGGGACCCGCCCACAAGCACTTATCCCAGAAAAAAAATTTTTTAACTGTTGACAAAGGTCCTTTAATATCCTATATATAAATCTGAATAGTTAGGTTGCCATCCAATAGGTTAACGAGTGCGGATGGCGTAAAGTTCCTCGCGGCTATCACCTGACTATTCTAAAAATTATGAAAGTATACAGAGCTAAAAGATTATTAAATTTTGACAATAACCCTAAGACGGTGAAGGGGCAACGCTACGGATGGAAAACAGCCATCCTTTACCTGGCCCCGGCTACAAGTTCCGGGTTTAACGTTTGTCCGATGGCAAGCGCAGGATGCAAGGCCGCATGTTTAAACACAGCGGGCCGCGGACAAATGAAATCAGTCCAACGCGGGCGAATCAATAAGACTTTATATTTTATGAAGCATCGCGCAGCATTCT